AGTAACATCTGCATCACCGGCCCGAGCGGCACCCCGAGCGCCCCGCATACCTTCCAAACCTTATACATGCTCGGCCTCTTGGTCTTGCCGCTCGCAAGGTCTGCAATCGCCTGCGGCTCGAAGCCGGTCTTATCTGCCAGCCACTCCTGTGTCTTGCCCTGCTCCTCCAGCTCCTCCCGGAGCCAATCACCAAAAGTGTTAATCATGTTCAAATCTCCTCCTTACTCCCTGACTACAGAAATCATCATTGCCTAAGCCGTAACAGTCGTAATTGTGGCAGAAGCACCGGAGCCCATGCCATGCGCAGTCCCCGCACCGGACGATTTCCGGCTGAGTCGTTGGCTCTGAATTGTTCGGCTCTTCCGAATCCCTCAGCGCCGTGCAGGCCATCTGCAGAGCCTCGAACGCCTCCGGCGTGATGGCAGGCTCCCACACTTCCGGCTCCTGCATCCGTTCCAAAATCTTAATAGCTCGCTCAATCGTCATTCTGTTCACCCCCATTAGACCATTCTTCCAGAGCGTCATATGCCGCTTTCAGCATCTTGAACACTGCTACAACATCTGTTTCTAATAGTTCCTTAAACCTGTCGCCGACAAACTTTAATTCCCAACACGGTTCATGTGTATTGTAATAAAAGTATCCGATGGAATACTTGCACTCTTTGCCTTGATACTGGTAATATTTGATCAGATCAATCGTTTCGTTTGGTTCGTCCTTGTTAAACTTCGCAAGTCTTCTCGGACATGCTTCTAACGCATAATCTCCCATTCTCCAATAAAAATTTAGATCACTCATCCTGCTCACCTCCTCCTTTTTTGCCCTTCTTAATAACTACAGCGTATTCGTCATTTACGGAAAGATATAATCTCTTGCCCTGTTGTAACGCTTCAATCATTTCGTCAGTGATTATTTTTTCCTCAAGTCCCCATAAAGGGTCTGCACGTTCTCCTTTTTTAAGTATTCTCACCGCTCTCACCTCCATAAGGTTCCGGCATCGGCATCCATGCGACAACCTTAAAATCAGGAAATGCATATTTCATATCCCAGTCCCATTTACCATCATGCGTACAAGCTGTCACGGTCATTCTTTCGCCATTGACCTCTACTGTAGCAAGGACATACTCTGACCTTTTTTCAGTCCCCAACTTCTTTAAAATTCCTGCGTCTTTTTCCTTTGGCAACCGTTCACTGCATGGAATCCACCGCCTATTCAGCTTCGCCAATACTGCATCCTGCTCCTCCTGGCTCTCACAATGAATCGTGATATCATAAGTATCATCGTATTCTCTTGCTACTCCATCTTCGTCAAAGATAAGGTTAATCGAATCAGTCATCCTGTTCACCTCTAATCAAGAACTGCGGATGGTGCTACAAAATCCCATCCCGGTGTTTGCAAAGACAAAATGCAATATCCATCCATTAGGCCATATTCAGGACAATCTCTCAGAACCGCCGTTACTTCTCTTCTTGTCATGTTGCCAGTGTATTTTTCTCCGTCCCACTCTCTCAGAACGAGGATATCCCCCGGCCTTATTCCGTCCTCGTCCTTACAAAGTTCAAACGCCTTTTTGTGGGTTCGGATTCCTTTGTAATACTTTGGCAGAGCTTTCCTTTCAATCTTCCTGCGGTCTTTATACGGTATCATTTGCATTTCTTGCGTCTCATATTCAATCATTCCTGTTCACCTCTCATATCCGCTCCGCAGTTTGGGCAGTAATTGTACTCATACGCCCATTCGTCGAAAAAACCGCATTCACTGCATCTTGCATGGTTTGGCATATGGTCTCTGTCTATCCACCGCCCCTTCTTCCGCTCCGGTTCTGCGGATGGTACTGCTTTAATTGCCGCCACATCCATACGCCACTGATTTCGCTCAGCAATCTCTGCGTCGCTATCTGTCCAAACCTCAGGCTCTTTGCCGAGCGCCTCAATCACCGCCTGTCTACTTATCAAATCGCACGCATGCGTTTCCGTGTGTTTATCGTGCGTTTCCGGCTGTGCGGACGGCAACTGCTCTATGGCATATTCCGCATCCTCTAAGCTAATCTTCTCGTCATCGTCTCTTGAATCAAACAAATATGTCTGGCAATAACTAAGCGCATCAATCGCATCCTGTCTGTCAATCAGGTCTTTCATTCCCCGTCACCTCCGTATGGTTCAAGGTCTGCCCATGCATGAACAGTGATCTTGCCCTGCTCCCATGCGCTTGTCAGCTCAGCATCATTAAAATCCCAAAACTCATCGACCTCTGACCACTCAGCCATGACAAGAGCGTGATCATACTCAACACACCTGCTCTTGCCGGAGATCGTCACCGGTACGTTCTCACAGTCTGCCGGATGTCCCTCAGACATCTTGTACCATGTTACAATAACCTGTCTCTCAATCATATCTGCCCCTCATTCTTTCCAGCTCGTTGGCCAAATCACATATAACTTCTTCGTGCCGCCTCAGGTCGTCCCGCAGGCTGTTGACGATCACGACAAGGCAAATCTGCGAGATACACAGCAAAATCATTATCGCCATTTTCTAATCCACTTCCTTCCATGTCTTGACCGGTACGCCGTCCGCGCCTTTGATCGGCACATAGATAGCATTGTTGCCCTTCAGCCAGAAGTTCTGCATGGTCACTCCGTTCTCTTCTGAGCCTTCCCTCTTAACGATCCATGTCGCATTGACCGCTTCGATATAGCAGCCCTCATCGACATAGATCGTGATCGCCTTCCTCATCGCCATGGTTTCAACCACCTCCATCTTAATTTCTTTGTATCTTCTGTCGGCCTGGGTGTCGTTGCCTTCTCTATTCTCCACGCCTCTAACTCTGCTTCGTGCTCGGCCTTCCATTCCAGATAGTCCTTGCAGTCTGCATGGCATCCAAGTCTGCGCTCCGGACAGTCCTTACACGGCCCGTTTTTCATCCTCAAACGCCTCCTTCAGGAAATCTTTGAGGAACTCTGCAGCATCCTCGTAGCCTTCGCGCTTTAATAGATCATAAAGGGCCGGCACACTGGCGCGGCGCTCGAATCTGTCGTTGTTGATATCGTCTACCGTAGCCGCTGCATCCAGATCTAATCCCAGGTTGTAACGATCATTCAGCTCCTGGGCCATGTCCTTGAAATCCATCCACTTCTCGCCATAGTCGTCAATGGTGCTCACCTGCTGGACGTACCAGTCAAGGCGGGCCTTCCATCGCTTCAGCCGGTCTTCACCTGCTCCGAACACATCATGCACGGCCATGGCCGCCGTGGATACATAGGTCGCATACATCCTGCGGGCCAGCAGGTGGAAGCTTTCGACCGCCTTCTCTCTTGTGATCGCGCAGGGAATCCCGAGCGATCCTCTCATCCTGACCTCTGCTCTCAGAGCCTCGACGCCCTTTTCTTCTACGATCTCGAGGGCCCGGCGCATGCCGTCGACCCTCAGCCTTGTGTCCTTGTCAATCCTGCCCATCCTCTTGCTCTCCTCTCTTGATATGGTCGTGGCGGTACAGGTCGGCGTAGCTGTACGATTCGAGCCAGCCGCCCCGCCGCCGTACGTTAAACGTGTGTCGGCTCTTGCTGACGACCGGCACCCGGATGCGCTCCCAGGTCGGCCGTCCCTGCGCGTCTTCCTTGTCCCAGTTGATTGCGCTGATCGTGACTACGTCCCCGACACGGAGCCGGGCCCGGACCTCTGCCACCATCTCCGGCGTTATCTTGATCTCATCGAGGGCGGCGTACCGTTCCGCCACATTGGTGCGCTCTGCCGGCCGCCGGTTGCCGGCGATCTTCAGGCCGCTATCCTCAATGATGCGGCCGCGGTACGGCGTGCCGTCCCGGGCGTGCTTTCGGATCGTGGTGGTCGATGCCCCGAGGGTGAGGGCGAGCTCTTCTGCCGTCCCTGAATAGTCGCCATCGGGGCCGTACACGTAATACAACACCGCGCTCATCCTGCCGCCGCCTCCTCTTCCTTGAATTTGGTTTCGAGGATCTCGACGAACTGGAGCGCGAGCGCCGTCACCTGCGGATCGTTGCCGGAGTCCTTGCAGGCCTTGCTGAAGAACTCGATGGCCCTGTCCCAGTCTGCCTCAGTGTTGCTCATCTTCGTCCAGCATGAGTTAAAGATGCGGACGCAGTGGTCGAGATGTTCAATTCGTTTCAAAAAATCGCCTCTTTTCCTACGTACATAAAATAACCATTGATAACCATTGATACCATTGATGCATCAATGGTTTCATCAATGGTTACCCCTCATCAATGGTTAGGGGTTTTTATAGGAAGGGGATATCCTCAGCCCTTGATTTATCAGGGTTTCCGGGCTCTTCAATGGTTTGCCAGTCATTTCCATCAATGGTTATCAATGGTTTTTTTGTTAGTTTATAGATTTTCGGACCGGTCCCGTTGTCAATGGTCGTTATCAAAACCCCGTCTTTCAGAAATCTGCCTATATGTTTCTTCAGGAAGAACCCGATCGCCTGCGGGCCATCCGTGACCGCTACGCCGATCTTGGCAGCGGCCTCTGCGAGATTGCCACACCGACCCTTCCAGCCGCCATCGTGTTCAACGATCTGCAGGACGGCCTCCCGGATGGCACTCTGCCGGTACTCGTTCTCGTCTTCGCTCTTCTCCGGGTTGGCGGCGTCGCCGTCCACGACCCGCCACTGGGCATTGTCCAGCCGGACGTTAAGCTCCGGCAGGCCGTCGATGGTCTTGCCTTTGATGCTGATGTGTATCGGGTCTTCCTTCCTCTTCCGGAACATGACCATCATCTGAGTCGCCGCGCCCTGCAGGCCCGTGCTTCCCAGTATGTTGCTGAACGGGTCGTCCGGGTCGACCGCCTTGCGGTCATGGCACACCAGCACGATGCTGATATGGTACCGCTGCGCGAGATCGTTCAGCGGCCCCAGGTCACGGTACGCATGTTCGTACTCCGTCTCTTTGATGCTCTTGGCTGTGCTCCTGATCAGCTGGAAGACGTCGACCACCACGATGCCGATTTCCGGATCCTGCCGCAGGTAGTCCTCGATTTGGTCGATGAAACCATCCGACAGCCCGTCCGTCTCTCTTTCCAAGTAGAAATTTCTCGGGGCAGGATCGCCCGCGAGCACCTTCCTCAGCCTCTTCTGCTGCAGAGCCTCGCCCGTCTCCAAATCCAGGTAGAGGGTCGAACACCGCCGCGTCTTCCTGCCGAGGAAAACCGCCCCGTTGGCGACCGCCACGCACATGGCGAGCGCCAGCCAGCTCTTGCCGAGCTTCGGCTTGGCTGACAGGATGCAGGTGCCCTCGACGAGCAGGGGAACCTCGTCCCCTACGCCCACGAAGACCCGCGGCTCCGGGATGTCCTTTTGCATGAGCTCCTCTGCCGTCTTCAGCTGCCGATATTCCGCCTTCCGCGTGTCCCGCTTCTCTTCGATCGTATCCACGGCCCGCTCTGCCGCCATCGCGGCGACGTGCTCCAGCCATCCGCGGTCGTAGCGCTCCCAGTCATCCTCCTGCTTGTCGTAGGCGTCCGGCTCAAAGAGCAGCCGCACGTCCTGCCACTTGTAGCCGCTGCAGCTGTCGTGATGGCACCTGAAGCTCACCCGCCCGTCGGGGTAACTGAAAATCTTGGCGTCCCCGTTCCGGTGGTTCGAGTTGAAGGGGCAGGCGTCCAGCGCGTACACGGCCGACGCCCGGTCGTTCGGCCCAAGGTCGCGGTAGCTTAAACCGTGCCGTGCCATGAAGTCCACAATATCAAATCGCGGCTTTTCCTCGGCCCGCTTCGGCGGATCCGGGATAGCCTCCGGCAGCTCTGCCGCCATGTCACGGAGCAGAGAGAGCGGCACCGCCTCGATGCTTTCCGGCACCGTCATGAGGCGGCTCATCCTGTGCGGCCGCTCCGGCACGTTACTGCCCTTCTGCGCCAGTGTGCCCGGCAGCTTGCAGATGCGCGCAGGGTTGTAGTTGGTCGTATCGACCTTGACGTCCCCGTTGCTGTACAGCATCGCGAGAGCCTTCAGGCATCTCTCCACGAGCGCCCGGCCCTCCAAATCGTTGTTAACGTCGATTCGGTAGAGCAGATGGTAGCCGTTGCCCGACAGCCCCGCCACCGGCTCCGGCCAGCCACGACCGCGCAGGGAGGCCCTCACTTTGTCAGCCAGTTCCTGCGCCGCCTGCAGTTCTGCGTCCGTCGAGCTGATGTCCGCCGGCCTGATCGGGTCAAAATCGACAAACAGCCAGCGGTAACACTCGATGTCCTTGTCGTCCGTCGTCGTCACGCCCTGCAGAAATCTGCCGCTCTGAGCCTTGGCAAAGCAGTAATCATTGACCTTGCCCAGCGTGATATAGAAGTTCTTCTCACGCGGATCGAGCGTCTGCATGGCCCGCAGGAGGGTGTCCGCGTCCCTGAAGTAGCCCGACACGACCACCTTGCGGCCTGTCGTGCCGATGCCGCGGACCTCGAACACCTGCCCCGGCTCAACCAGGACGCCGAGGGCCTCTCTGACCCTCATGACGTCCACATATCCAGTTAGATCCATGTCGCCCTCCTTTTACAGGAAGGGGACTTCCTCGTCCGCGAGGGCAGCGCCGCCCACGAAGCCGTTAACGACAGCGGCGCCGGGCTGGCTGTTGGGCAGGAGCTTGTCCTCCGGGATCTTGGCGTCTGCGACAGCATCCAGCGCGCACCACCACCGGATGATGGCCCGCTTGCGCCTCTGCCCCTCGTACTCGCTTTCCTCGTTGCCGTAGATCGCGCCGATTTTCTTACCGACGAACTGGCTGCCCCAGTTCTGTACGCCCCACTGGATCTCGAAGCCGTTGCACTTCTCGACCATTGAGCAGAACGTTTTGAAGGCTGAGCTCGTCTTGCTGGAATCCTGATAGTCGTTGACCATGATGTACTTGGTCCCGGCAAAGGGCCATTTCTTGTCTTGCCTGTCGTCCTGTTCGAATCGCTTGCCGAACAGCCCCGCCTGCCTGTCGTTGCCGTCAAAATCGACAGCGACCACGACCATGGGCTTGTTGGTCTTGCTGGTTGTCTCCTTCACTGCCTTAATAATGCAATAGTGGCCGCCGAGCTCGATCGGCTCACTCTGGCCCTGAACACGTGCTTCGTTGTATCCTTCAGGCTTCTGCATGATTTAATCCTCCTTAAACTCGTAATATGCTCTTAAATATCTCTCGAAATCGTTGACCACGCTCTTGGCGTAGGCCTCGATCTGCTCCTTGCTCTGATCGTTTTCGCGGCTGAACTCCGTGAGGGCCTTCTCGATTAACATCTTCAACGATGCCTTAATTGTTGCTTTCAATCCTTTCAACCTCCTCAATCAATCTCAAAATGTTCTTGTTCTCCTTGTAATGCCGGTGCAGACTCGCTGGCGTATGGTCGAACGGGCCGCCCTGCCGCCCTGCTTCCTGCCGGAGCGGGTTCTTGCCGCGCACCTTCGGCCCGAAATACTCGTCGAGGAACTGCTCGACCGTCAGGCCGCGCCCCTCTGTCTCAAAGAATAATTCGTAGCGCTTACACCTGACGAACAGGGTGATGTCGTTCGGGTCAATGATCGGTGACCGCTCCAGCCCCTTCAGCTTGCAGTAAGCGTCGACCAGCTTCATGGCTTCGGCCCGGCTGCAGAGGTTCGGCCCGTCCGGGTTCCGGCTGATCAGCTTGTCCTGCCGCCAGTAGGTGGCGCACAGGTCAGCGGTGGCGGGCAGGTCGTAGACATCCCAGTGCCCGGACTCCTTGCCCTCCCAAAAGTTGGACTTGCTCCAGTTCTGATGGAATGAGTGGTGGCAGCTGTCGCACATCGTGACAACGTCACGGAGCTTCTCCCGGCCTAGCCGCTGGTAGCTCAGGTGATGCGTCTGATACGGCTCGCCCGCCAGCTCACGGTGGCAGACGACGCAGCGGCCGCCGTCAAACTGATAGCGGGCCCGCCGGACGTCCTGCCAGTGCGGATGCTTGCGGATATAGTCGTCATACCGCACCCGGGTACCGTCGGGCAGATAAGCCCAGCCCATCAGCGCTCACCTCCCAGGTTCCAGTACGCCCGGATGGCAGAATCGACCATTTTTAAGTCGTTCGGGATTTTCAACGATTCGAAGAGCCCCTCCGGCGTCTTGGCCGTGCTGGTTCCGTTGCCCTGAGTCCAAAATTCGTGGTCTTCGCAGTAGAGGACGATGTCAAAGCACCCCTCGACGCAGAGCTTTTCGTCCAGCATCCGGCCTACTGTCTTGCACTTGTTGCGGCCCTTCGCATCCTGCTCGACATGTTGAAGGAAATAAACAATTTTGTCATCCTGCGGCAGTTCGTTGATAAAATGGATTAGATTTCTGAAATTCTTGGCGATGTCAAGGAACTTTGAGTAACCGGTTTCACTGGAACGGTCAAAGAGCTCGTTAGCCATGAGATACTGGCTGTCGTCAATGACGATCGCCCGGCTCTTCGCCTTTTCGATCACGGCCTCCAGCCAACTGTATTTAGCCGCGTTAATCTGTGCGTATGTGGTGAAGTCCGGCGACTTGTCGTATCTTGGAAGCCGCGTTACCTTGATGCCACTGCGGAAAGGCAGCCGTCCCTTTTCGACACTGATCACCGCGACCTCGTCCGGGCTGAAGTTCTTCAGGCTGTACGTCTTGCCGCTGCCGCTTTCTCCCATTACTAAAACAGGAATAGCCATGTTCTGCCCTCCAATCATCAGATGACAGGGCAGGCGGGGAGGTCGATATAATACGTACCGTCTGCAATGTCCTTTTTCATGTCATAATCTCCAACAAGCGGGCGCCAGCTCTCAACGTTGTTGGCGGAAAACGTAATGCTCTTAAACTTTGAGCTCTTGCCCGACGCGGACAGCTTATACCCATCGGCCTGCTTTGCAGTGACAAAATACAGTCTGTTGGTGTCGTCATCAAGCTCCAAGGCGATATAGCCGCTGCTCGATGCCTTTTTTTGAGAATCCTCAGTGAAACGAACGGCGATTACATAGCGCTGCTCTCCGTCTGCCGAAAGCCCGGACTTGTTAATCCTCAAAGCGACCTCTTTTCTGTTGCATCCACTTCTCCCAACTTGATTCTTTGCAATTCTCTGTCTCATTTTCATCCCTCCTATTTATTCATCTGATTCTCAGCCCCTGCGTGCTCTCCAGGTGCGCCAGTCCGGTCAGATCCTTGCCGGCGAGCAGGTCGGCCTTGATGGCGCTCTTGTCCACTTCCGGGTCTTTCTGCCTCAGGTACTCCGGCGGGATCCTGTCGAGATCGACCTCGTCGAGCACCACGCTCGGCGGGTTCTTCTGAATCCCAAAGCTGAACAAACCCGTCTTGAACTTGGTCTTGCCGGTGGCCTCCATGGCCGTCTGCAGACTCTTCTTCATCCTGTCGATGTTCGCCTCGATCGTTACGCGGCGATTCTTCAGGCGCTTCTCTTCGGCCTTGATGGCGGCCGCGTCGTGCTCCAGCTGAGCGATCACGCGGGCGTAGCCGTCGGCCTTGACTTCAATCTCTCCTTCAATGCCTTCGAGGGTGCTCCGGAGAGTTTCGGGGTCGACGTCCTCATCCTCGGCCATGCTGAGCAGGTAAGCCCACTGCTCAGTTAATTCATACAGCGTTGCCATAGCTTAACCCTCCTCCTCCGGCATCTCAATGCACAGAATCGTGCACACATCGCCCATGTTTGCGTACTTGTTGTCATGCAACCACCGGCTCAGGGTCGCCACCCTCTCAGCGATGGCCTGCAGCTCCGCATACTCCTCTAAGTCGATTGTTACTTCTCTCTTTTCGGTATCTCCCATTTGAATGTCCTCCTTTTTCCATTGATTTTTATGAAAAGATACATCGTGTAGCTCATTTCCTGCCTACATCCAGCAGCTTCCCCGTTAGGTGATGGACGTGCTCGCAGGTACGCAGGAAGCGCTCCCAGTCGGCATCGTTGTTCTCGTCGTATTCGACGAAGGGCAACACCTGCCCGTCCTCTTTGACGACGAACGCCCAGCACGCCCGGCCGCGGGCCAGCGTCCGGAGTTCATGGTCGCGTTCAATCCTTAATTCAATCATGCGCTTCCTCCTGTATCTCCTTAGCCTCCTGCAGTTCGCGCCACCACTCCGGGGACTTGCGGATGCTCTTCAGGGTCTCCTCTATGATTTTGAGAAACTTCTTGCCGGCCTTCTTGTCGCCGTGCCCCAGTTCGTAGGCCGCCCGACTTGCCAGCGTGCAGACAGCGCCAATGACTTCCGCCGCATCTGCCCGACCCACGAGGGCAGTGAAAACGCCGTCGTTGTCCGTCACTCCGACGATGCAGTAATCACCGCGCAGAACCCGCGCAAGCTCTCCATCCTTACTTACTGTTATCTCAACCATTCTGCGCGCCCTCCTCCAGTCCCAGGATCGCGAGGCCGAGCGCCCCGCCTTCAAGGCACAGGAAGCCCAACAGGCTCAGCCACCAGTGCTCCCAGTCAACCATGGCGAGGCTCGCCATGCCGCCGACGGCAAAAGCCACCGAGAACACCTTGCAGGTGTTCCGGAACAACTGGCCCTCGACCAGCGTCAGAAGCGCCCTAAGAAATGCTTTCATATCGTTACCTCCAATTCCTGCCCGAGTATCCGGGCGATTTTCCGCAGCTCCACCAGCCGGAACCATTCCGGGTGGCTTAATCTGCTCCTCAAACTCGACTCGCTCATGCCGATGCGCAGGGCGAGCTCCTTGCGGCTGATGCCAACGCGCCGCATCCCGATGATGATTTGTTCAGAAACGGTCATTAGTATGTCTCCTCCCATTCGGTCCAGAAGCATCCCGCGCCTCTTCCTTTGTGATGACTCTCGCCAGTGGAAAGGTCGATTTCCACAGTGTAGCCCTGAGGCTCACCGGGCTGGAAGGTGTAATAAGCCATCATGCCGACGACCTGCACATCTGTGCAGATGTCGAGGCCGTATCGGCGGCGCCAGCCCTCGATCGTGCTTTTCACTTCGTTTAAAATCTCTTCACGTCTGTTTTTCATGTCCTCAAACCTCCTTGCAAAGATACTCCATGTACCACGGATCGCTCATATTGTCGACGAAGTTCTCGCCGTCTACCCATACAGCCAAAACAGTGCCGACAAGGCGGTGCCCGCAGATATCGCAGTTGTAGGGCAGGCACTCCAGCTTGCCGTTTTCATTGACGATCAGCGTCGTTCTGTTAGTGATGCCCACGGCCTCGATCGGGCCGCCGACCTGCTCCTGAAGCGCTTTCAGCGTGTTCGGTATGTCCGCGGCCTCGAACTTCTCGCCGGGCCGTCTCCTCAATACTCTCATGTCATTCCCCTCCTTATGCGTTAAAGTGAATTGATTTTAACTTTTGTCCAAAAAATAATTTGGTGCGTCCAGTAGGTTCAGATCCAGGACGTCGCACCACTTGACGATATCGGCCTGCGAGAAGCCGCGCTCGCCGCTTAGTTTCTGCGTGACGGTGCCCGGCGCGACTCCGATTGCCTCGGAAAAATCCTTCAGCGTGCCGAACTTCTCGACTATTCTGCCCCTCAGCTTGCTGTAATCAAAGCTCATGATTCACCTCCTATTCTGTTGTGGATGAGTTAAAAGGTTTTAACCACCTCTGTTAAAGTAACACACTTTTAACTGCGTGTCAATAACAAATCGTTAATTATCTTAACATTTCTTGAAATTCAATTCACATCATGTTAAAATCGATGTAGGAGGTGGACGTTATGAGACTAAACGCAGAAGAGGCTAGCAAGAGAATAAGACATCTCATAGATAAGTACTGCGGCGGCAGTCAGCAAGAGCTCGCTGACCGTTGCGGCGTGTCTAAGAACTCCGTATCCCAGTGGGTGAACGGCGTGGCAGCTCCCGGCAACTATTCGGCGATCAAGATCGGGCAGGTGTTCGGCGTAAATCCCATGTGGGCTCAGGGTGAGGACGTGCCCATGTATAAGGATCTCGTTAACATCGACTTCAGGGTCTCGGAGGCTGAGCAGGAAATGCTCCACCAGTTCCGGGCGCTTGCGCCGGATGATCGGGAAATCGTCTCCGGGATGATTAAATCGCTGTACAATGCTTTAAGGGAAAGGAAGTGACGCGCATGGCAACCCCGAGAAAAAATAAATCCGGCACCTGGTCTATCAGGGTATACAGCCACACGGACGAGCAGAAAAGGCCGCACCAAAAGCTCCTCACGGCGCCCAGCAAGGCCGAGGTGCTCCGCAAGGCGGCGCTATGGACGATTGACCGTCAGCGGCAGGGAACGCCTCAAATGACCGTTAAAGAGGCCACAGAGGCATATGCGAAGGACGAGCGGCTCTCTCCTGCCGACCGACAGCCCCTCGCAAGCTACGCCAAGCACTGGGAGTCGCTCGAGCAGATCCGCATCGACGCGCTCACGGATGCCGAGCTCCAGCGCTGGGTGGACTCCCTGACCCTTGCGCCGTCCACCGTGCACACCGTCTACGGCTACCTGATGGCCGCTATCCACGCCG